GCGCCCGTGTGTCCAATCCAAGCAACCAACTTAACACCGAAACATCAGAAAAACTCATCCAATACTTGGTCAAGCACCAACACTGGAGCCCGCTTGAAATGGTCTCAGCCTGTATCGAAATCACCACTACCAGAGACATTGCAAGACAAATACTTAGACATCGTAGCTTCAGCTTCCAGGAGTTCAGCCAACGATATGCTGACCCTACTAAAGACTTGTCGTTTGTACTTAGAGAAGCACGAAGACAAGACACAAAAAATAGACAAAACAGTATAGAACTAGACGTTCATAACAACGACGAAGATCGTTTTCTTGCCTATCAATGGGAACGTATGCAAGAGCTAGTTATTAAACAAGCACGTGATGCATATGAATGGGCTATTATAAAAGGTATTGCCAAAGAACAAGCTCGTGCTGTTCTGCCGGAAGGTCTTATTGAAAGTCGTTTATATATGAATGGCACACTACGTAGCTGGATTCACTTTATAGAGTTGCGTAGTGCTAATGGCACACAAAAAGAACATCAAGAAGTTGCTATAGCTTGTGCCAAAGTTATTGCAGAAATATTTCCTACAAATCTAAAAATTAATTAACCCCTAAATAATTGAGGCGGCAAAGTTTCAATATGATAACGAAACTCATTTTCAAGCCACGCATAATCATTAATTTTAGATAACATTTCAGGGTCATTTTTATAAGTAGTTCCAAACCATTCGCCTGCGCTTGCTCCGCCCCTAGCATATTCTGCAAATGGTTTGTTACTTAAATTAAATTTCCATTTTGTTAATCTATCGGACGTTTCTTGATCAAACTGTCCATCAATCACTCTACTAGATAATTTTGCACATTCTCTAAATGCACTACGCCATGTACTAAATTCATCTGTATTGAAATTAGTTATATTAGATACCTCTGGCATAACTTTGAATCTTTTAGAAATACTAGTAGTCATATCTGGTTTACTTAAATCCATATTGAGAGTAAGTTCTGTAGGTAATAATTTTATTCCACCATAACCATATTCTAAATCATTAACTGGATTGCGACTTCTCCATACATGTACAATATCTTCTTCGCTTGGATCTAATTTTAAGTTAAATCTAAAAGTAGGTAAAATAACAGCATCGGCATCTACTACATAAAACATTTTTGTAGAAACTAATTTGGCTGCTTCTTTATGTGCATTATGAATCCCTTCTACTCCATGTACTCGAAAAATTTTGTTTCGTAAATTTGAAGATACCAGTCTAACAAATCCAAAATTTGCAGAAGGTTCATTATAGGAAATAAAAACAATATCGTACATTATCGTTTCCTAATAATTCTAGGACTATTATTAAAAACAGTTTTGAAAAACTTGCTAGAATTTTCGCAGGGTTCAAATAATTCTAACCCACACTGGTCTCTTAATGTATATCCTAGTCCAGAAATTTCATGTGGTAGCATTTTATCAGTGACTTTGCTATATTTGGTTTCCCATTGTTCAGTGAGCCATTCAAAATCTCTTACATTGGCATAATCCCAATCTGTGCAATTAGTTAGATATGCACCTTCTCTTGCTCCATACATACTCCATAATCCGTTAGGAACATCTGCACCTATATTACACCATACAAGAAGTCTATGATAATTTTGCCACCATACTTTCTTAATATCTTTTGCTTTGGCGCCTTGATCCAGTGACATCTTTACACCTTCGCGGAAGCCTGCTCTCCATGCTTGAAATGGACTGGCATTGGTGTAGCTCTCACTGTAGTTTTCATTAAACTGATAATACTTGTCGTCAAAACAAAATTCAACTAGTCCTTTGGTATCAGTAGGATCACTATTTTCATGTGTACGCATATTGTTTACAAACTTGCGTGTCCACATTTTAAGTCCACCATTGCCATACATAAGTCCATTTACGTGTACTCGACCACACCAGCTAAAAACATGATCAGGTGTTAATCCTAATTCTTCTATGTCAACTTCTACTTCTAAAAATTTTGGATCTACAATATTGTCTGCATCTACAGTTACAAAATATTCACTTTCACTTAATGCGGCACAGGCTTTATGTGCGGCATCACTGCCTTTAACTCCGTGAACACGTTTAGCCCAGGGCACTTTGTTGCACAGGTCTGCATAGTTCTTCTCAGCATTAGGCTCATCGTAGCTGAGAAATATAATATCCTGTTCTATAATTTTAATCTTGTTCATCTATTTTCCATACATTTAATGAATACGATAGTTCTGCTAAATTTGATGTAATCGAAATAGCTTCAATAGTTCGTTCCCAGGTTGTATTAAATTTAACAACAACTGCTGTTTTTATCAAATCTTTGAGTCCAATTTTAATTGTTCTTATTAAAAAATTAGGATCATTTCCAATAATTACAAAAAACAATATTTCTGTAACTGGAATTTCGTTATTAAGATATCTATTTCTAAATGCCATAGAAGAATTAAACAACCAATGTTTATTGTTTTCGTCCCACACTATAGATATATCATTATCTATATCATAATCTTCTATCCAAGATAATAATTTATTCTTAAAAGAGTGTTGCAAAGACAATCTGTGAGATACAAGACCCAATAACGCATTACCCGTTTCATCAATAACAGTGCCTATACGAAAATCTTCAAATTTATCTTTTCCTAATATAAATCTTTCGTAGGATTCAAAACTAACTTCGATTGTATTTTTGAAATTAGGATCCTTAAAATTAGTAGCCGCTACAATAGTCCTGTCATCTTGATAAGCAACATAAAACTTAGGAGTTAGATCAATTGCTTTTTTAGTTTTTTTAGCCATTTGTTAACTCCTTTAATTTTTTAATAATCTTAGGAGATAAAAAATCTTTTTCTACATAATGAAATAATTTATGTTGACGTATATTTCCCACTGTCAACTCGCCTGTAAAATTATATAGTACAGATTGTTGCCAACTAGATTCACCAGTTTTCCAATTTTGTAAAGGTGTTTTCATATGGATAAATTCCATAGGATTTAATGAATCTAAAACTGTTTCATGGGCTCCTAGTATTTCTATCGTGATAGCTACTGCCAAGTCCATGCTGGGCCAATCTTGATAGTTTTCAGGAGCAAATTTAGTCCAGCACCATGCCCAATTATTACAAACAAATTCTAAAACTTTATAAAATTCTTGTGCATAATTACTTTTCTTAAAATAGTGTAATGCAAAATATGGACTAGATAACTTATTAGATACAAACGCTTTCCTATGCACAGTATCAACAACAGTTTCTAATTTATGATTTTTGATCCTATTACAAAATTTAATATCATGATTACTGCAATAATCCCACCATAAAGATATATCATCTAGCATTAGCATATCGGTGTCTAATACAATAGTTTCATCATAGGGTGTTGCATAGTACATTTGATATCTGTGCTCAGTCTTAAACAAACTCGATAGTTCTGTATTAAAATAAGGTATAGGAATTATCTGGTCAAATGCCGATTTATACTCTTCAGGAACAATATCGTTTGTTATTAAAGATATTTTATCGATGCTGTTCTGAGACAGTTTTATACTCAGCGCCAATGCGTAGGCTTGCTGAACATAATCAACATCTTCTGTATTTTGTGCTAGAACAAGAAATCCTTTAGACACCAGAACCTCCATCTATAAAACGACTAAGACTAAACTTGTTCATAACATGTACATCTAGTCCTGTTGTCTTTGCAAATATATATTCACCGTTATAGTCTTTCTTTTCTACTAGAAATTTCATAGCATTGTCTTTCATTTCAACTAGTAGATCTTTGTCTTTTGTGTAAATCATCTTCCCTGGCAATTCAAATGCAAATGTTCCTTCGACTTTAGAATTCATAATATGTATTGCAATACTAAATGCATAGTCATTTCTAAATAACGAAGCGTCAATACTATAAAGCATTTTGAAATAATCCCAATTGGCTCTAATGTAGGAAATCAAATCAAAAAACGATTCCATCATGGGATTCTTTTTGAATATAAAAGTGGTAGCCCAGTAAAATTTAATGCTGTACTCGTTGATTCTAATAAATTCATCTCTCGATCGCCAATCGGCTAAATCCATACTAGACGAATATATTTGAAAATCCAAATCTGCATCAAATGCTGATTTCAAAATATCACTGTTTATAATATAGTCACTGTCTATTACAAGAGTAGTATCGTATGGGCTTAAATTGTACGCTTGATTACGTGCAAAATTTTTCCACTCTAGTGTCTTTGAAAATATTGCTCCATCAAAAAAGGCTTTTCTTTGTGTAAGAGATGAATCGTGTACTTCAATAATTTGATCAAATGGATGATTGGGCTGACTTTCTGCCAACCAAGAAGGACTATCAGTGAC